TTGCTATATAAGCACCTGTATCAACATCATCAAACAATAATGCAGGATAAGTACCACCATCTTCAATTTTTATATTACCATCTACTTGTAATTTTTCTGAAGGTGATACAACTCCTATACCGACATTATTACCTGTAATTCTCATTACTTCTGTATTACCAGTATCTTCTTGGAATATGTGAGTTCCTGCTCTATATGTATTTGTATAATCGCCTAATCCAAAAAATAAATTACCATTTGAGTATATATGGTCTGTTTGAATAGTTAATGTTCTACTATCTCCTGATGATATAAATTCTGCTACACTACCATTAGAACTTGTATTTTCAAATCTTGCTGCTATATCTGTATTTCCAGTAGAAACATGCAACTTTCTTTGTGGTGATTGAGTTCCTATACCGACATTACCTGATGAGTCTATTCTTGCTTTTTCAGAACTACCTATTTTAAATAAAATATTTTTACTACTTGCTCCTCTTAAATCTAAATCAATTCCTGATTGACTACCTACAATCGCAACTCCTGTATCCCAAGTCAAATTACCAGCATTAGCCGAAGCACCCCATTTTAAAACACCATCACTTTGCAAGTATATTCTACCACCTACATCTAACAATGCACTTGGTGATGCAGTTCCTATACCGACATTTCCACCATCAGGATTTAATGCTAAATCATCAGTTGCTCCTGCACCAGTATTAACTTGTAATGCCATATGGTTTCTTGAAGAACTTGACTTAATAGTAAGTATTTGGTCTCCTGCTGCACTTCCAGTAGAGAACTTAGCATAACTTTCTGTACCATTACTTGCACCTTCTGTATGTAAATATGCACCAGGTGATACAGTTCCTATACCAACATTTTGAGAAGCGTCTATTCTCATAGCTTCAGCATTACCAGTATCAAAAGTCATTACATCACTGCCATCAAAGTTTATTTGCGTATCTGTATCTGCGTCTCCAAATATCTTGTCTACTCCAAGATGTGCTACATTAGATATATTATTCTCATTCATATCTAACCCACCATTAAAGGCTACAGCTCCACTATCAACTGTTAATCCATTAGCTAGTGTAACGCCTCCACCATTTGCAATAGTTATAGCAGCATCTCCATCTGTATATTGAATGTTTGCTACTTTTAAAGTTGTAAGTTCAAATGAACCTGCTGTTAAAGCGTTAGTTACATCTAAGCTATGTAAAGTTGTTTTACTTGTGCTAGAGTCTACTGTTAATACAGCTACTCCAGCATCATCTTCTACAATAAAATCTACATCAGTAGAACCGTTACCAATTACTACCATATCTTGACTGTCATCTTCAATCATTTCAATCATATTACGATTACCAACAACAAAACGCATTGTATCGCCAGAATCGTCTTGAATGTATGTATCTCCGCCACCATCTAAGAATATTTTGTCTCCTTGGTTTATAGAAATTCCATTTGCAAGAACTTTAAATTCTGGAGAACCATTTATTTCCATATGTATTTCATTGTCTGTACTAAAATCTATATGAGCATCAGAGCTACCATATCCTAATTTTAAACCAGTATTATATATAGATGTAATAGAAGTTTGTGCTGCAGATACACTAAGAGTGTGTGCTATTCCTTCTCCACTTGTAGCTCCTGTTGAATCAATCCCAGACCCTCCTGTTACAGTTCCCACATAATTGCCTGTTGTATCTGTACCTAATGCTACTGAATTTGCTGCAATAGTAAGAGCTCCGCCTGAAGCTACTGTTGCATCTCCACTTACATCATTAAATATTGCGTCTCTAAATACGCTAAAATCAATTCTTTTTAAAGTACCAGCATCAGAAATCATTAACTCGTCTGCATCAGCTACATCACCAGTCATATTAGTTTGACCACTAATAACATTAGTATTTAACATAGAGCCTTCCACAGCATTAGCTGCAATAGTTGCATCAATACTTACATCTGCACTACCATCAAAGCCTGCTCCTGGTGTTACACCTGTTATATCTCCAGTTAGTGTTATATCTCTAGCAGTAGCTAACTTAGTTGCTGTTCCTGCATTACCTGTAACATTACCAGTTACATTTCCTTCTAAATCTGAAACAAGAGTTCCAACAGTATATCCTGTACCAGCTACATTCACTGTAGTTGTAGGCTCTACTTGTAAATCTTTAAATAGTTTAAACTTGCCACTATCGTTAGCATCTCTAAATAAACCTGCATATAAATCTTGTGAACCTGTTGTGTCATATAATCCATAAAAACCAATATCTACAGAATCTGCAGCATTGTTAGTTTTTGCTAGTTTTATTAAAGGGTCTTCTACTATTAAATTTTGAGTGTCTATTGTAGTTGTAGTTCCATTTACGGTAAGACTATTAGAAATAACAACATCAGCTGGTAAGCCAATAGTAAATGCAGTTCCTTCTCCTGCACTACCTGTAACTTCTATTTCATTTGTAGTTCCTGCTACAGAAGCAGCATAGTTACCAACAGTCATTGTTCCTAGTGTAATAAAATTATCTAATGATGTTTGACCTGTACCACCTTGTGATACTGGTAATGTTCCTGTTACATCTGTTGTAAGGTTTATTGCATTTCTTGTAATAGTCTGACCTACAATAGTAATATAATCTAATGTTCCTGCTAAGGTTACATCAGTAGAGTTATCAGTACCAGCAGGGTCTACGCCTAAAGCTGTTCTGGCTGCACTTGCTGTAGTAGCACCTGTACCACCGCTACCTATTGGAACTGTGCCACCTGTAATTTCTTGACCACTGATAGATAAATAATTTGTATTAGCTAAAGTTACATCGGTACTATTATCTGTACCTGCTACATCTACATTCAAATTACTTCTTGCTTCTGCCGAAGTTGTACCACCAGTACCACCTCGAGCAATAGTTAAAGTGTTTATCGTATCATCAACAATATGAACATTTGAGATAGTATTCGCAGTACCACTAATGCTTTTATTTGATAGAGTTTGTGTGCCACTTAAAGTAACCACAGAACTATCTATGCTTAGTGTTCTTGTACTTGTTAAATCTCCTCCACCTGATAAACCACTTCCAGCACTAATACTTACAGTGCTATGGTCAATATGTTCATTGGCAACAAAGCCACTTAAATCATCGTGAACAATCTCACTATCTGTGGTTGATAAAGTGTCACCAGTAAGTGTAATACCAGTTCCACCAACTAAATTTGTGTCATCTCCAATATCAATAGTGCCAAGCGTTACTGCTTGTCCACTTAATGAAAGATAATCGTGTGAAGTAGTTACAAGGGTTACATCGGTACTATTGTCTGTACCTGCAACATCAACATTAAGATTTGTTCTTGCTCCACTTGCAGTAGTAGCTCCAGTACCACCTCTTGCTACACTTAGTGTGCCAGTAGTACCTGCTACTATCGGTAAACTTGTTGCATCGGATAAATCAAAAGCAGGTGTTGCATCGCTTGAACCAAGCGATACACTTACTCCACCATAACTTACAGAGCTATTTGATAATTTTGCGTTTGCAATACTTCCTGCTAACATAGCATTGGTTACACCTAATGCTTTTACTCTTAGCGTGTCAGAATTAATCTCAATAGATGAATCATCTACATTGACTGATAAAGTATCTCCAGTTAATGCAAGTCCATCTCCACCTACTAAATTAGTATCGTCAGATATATCAATCTGTCCTAATGTAATAGCTTGTCCTGATAAGGATAAATAATCGTGTGATGTCGTTACTAAAGTGACATCTGTAGAATTGTCTGTTCCTGCTACATCTACTCCTAAAGTAGTTCTTGCAGCAGATGCGTCTGCATCGTCTATAATGGTAGCACCAAAGGCAGATATGGTCGTACTGGCAGGTAGGGTAAGGGTATTGATATTTGCGTCTGCACCGTCTAAATAATTTAATTCGGCAGTAGTTGCAGTTACGCCATCAAGAATATTTAATTCAGCTGCTGTAGAAGTAATTGCAGTGCCACCATACTGTAATGCACCAACAGATGATATGTTGATAGCAGAAGAGCTAATCTGTAAGACACTAGCTGTGCCCTCGCCATCTTCTACATCCCTAAGTGTTCCATCTACTCCATCATTACTATTAGAAACTTGTAATAAGTCCTTATAAGTATCTGATATTTTTCTACCAGTAAGTGTTGCCATTATCTACCTATGTAAAGTTTGCAGGAACGACTCCACGTGTTCCTCCAGTTTTATCTCTTCTTCTTGCTCCATATCTTTTGACCATCTGATTATACTCAGCCATTGCCAACTGAGCAGACTGTATTTTGATTGAAGCTAATTCTGCATTGTTTGTTCTTGCAGCAGCATCCATTAAGGCTTTAGCTTTTACATAAGCTATAAGTGCTGGTTGCAAAGTATTATCTATATCTATAGCACCTGTAATAGCAGTAAGCTTATTAGGCTCAGCATAATACGATATTAAAATACCATTAGTAATAAGGTCTCCTGAACCAATGATAGGTGCTTTGTATCTACCCTGTCCTGTTTCGGTTGTACCGCCATCTCCCTCTGTGGTAGCAATGGCTATCTTGTCACCTTCTATCCACCAAACAAAGTTTACTGAGGGGTCTTTAAATGTACTGCTTACTGCTGCCATATCTACTCCGTATCTGTTACTTTCACTTCTTGGTTTACCAATCTAGGAATCTTAATATATTCTGAATCGCTATTAAGAATACTACATCTAAATACTTTATTGACAGTAATTTCTCTATCATCATCTAATCCATACCACATTTGTCCATCAACTAAGTTTGTCTTAGCATATTCTGTTTTTAGATTATACTGCCCTAAATCTATCAACGCTTCATTAATAAGATTTAGTACATAGTTTTCTGATACATCAGGCACTGCCTGCTGCACTCTACTATGTATTTCTTTTCCATTAAATTCTATTGCCGCCATTATAAGTCCTCATAATTTGTATTAACATCTTCCCAGAATACATTACCATCATTCCAAAACTTGAACTGCTCTAATGTTTCTGTCCAGCTAGTAGGTGGTGCAATGACTTCTGGACCCCATACTGTACCAGTTGTAGGGTGTGTAGGTCCAGTTAATGCTCCTGACCAAGTAGAACTTGGTACTATAGTTTGTGGACCCCATACTGTACCAGTATCTGGATGATTTATTCCATATAAATCTTTTGACCAAGAGCTTGTTGGCTCTACAGTCTGTTTATTCCATTTCGTATTAACAGCCATTATCTACCAACCTTTTGTTCTTCCTGTTCTATTTTTTCAACAGATATAAGTTGTAATGCTTCTTTAAATTGTGCATCAACCATTTGATACTGCTGAGTATACCACTGATACTTAGCCTGGTCTCTAGTAAGTCTAGCTTGGAACTCTTGACCATACTGAGCTGCTGCTGCCAACCTTGATGATACTTCACTCATATAAGGAGCAACGCTTTGAAGTTCTAATTGATAAGAAGCCATTAAAGAGTTTACTTCTGCTATAGCTATATTTGCTCTTTGTAACTCTTGTTGTGCTACTGCTACACCTAAATTAGCTTGAGCTATTCTTGAAGAACCTTCTTGTGTTCTAGCATTTGCTGCAGCTATATAAGCTGCTGCATATCCAAGTCTAGCTTGTACTTCTTTCGCATAACCATCTGCCTCACTAAGAGCTATCTGAGCTTCTTTTACTCTCATATCTCCAATGCTAGTCCATTCTGCTAAATGAGCTTGAGCTCTTGCTATTTCTGTTTGAGATATATTTAAGGCAGAAGTTACTAATTCTACATCTTCTTCTGATTGAGCACCTCTTGCACTAGTAGTAGATGATGGTGCGTTTCCAGTGATAGTTTCTTGTGCTTTATCTAAAGCATCTTTTACTCTTGTTAGTTGAGAGTTGTTAGTTAAAAATGTTTCTTCATCTCCAAAAACAGAATCTGATTGGTCTGAAAGAAATTTATCTGCTGCTGCTTTTGCTTTGTCTACAGCTGCTTTAATTGCTGTTAATGCTGTATAAATATCTCCGCTGGCTGGGTCATTAGTTAATATAGCTTCTTCATCAACTAAATGTGCCTCTATTTTACCTAAAGCTGTATCTACATCTCCAACAAAATCTGTTACATCTAAGTCAGCACCAAAACCATCATTGTCTATAATATCTTGTGCTTTTACTAAAGCCTCTCTTACTACTGTAAATCTTTTATTTGTATTATCAAACAATTCTGTAGTATCATCTATATCTCCTATAGATGTAACAAAATTATTTATTTGGTCTTTAGCCAATTTAAGTGAACCAGTTGTATCATTTACTACATCATCAATCTCTGCATTCATAAGAGCTAATGCACCTGTTGAGGTGTTGTCTATTAAAGTATTTGATTGCAAATTATTCATCAATCTCATAAGTGCATTTCTTGAGGCATATAACACTACAGCGTTTGTTGCTTCGCCTGGAAAATTTTCTATATAATCTAGTGCAATATTAATGGTAAAATCTTCATTAATTTTTACCAATTTACAATCTTTATCACCAGTATTAGTTGGTGCAGTAGGATGGTCAGGTAATACAAACAATTTCTTATTAGAAACATAATATGCTGGGTCTGTAGCTGTAGCATATTCCATATAATTAGAGTCTATCACTCTACCTATTTGGCTAGCATGAACTTCTCTACATGGCTGATATACTACAGGACTTGCAGTAATATCTTCTGCCCTTAAAACGTGAAGAATCTTAGAATCTTCTACTCCTACACCATCTGCTGGATTGTCTGTTCTAATATTTCCACTATGAAATGACTCTTCTTCAGACATTCTATCCAGTTTAGACATTGGTAGAACATCAATGATTTCTCTAGCACCAGCAGTAAGCCAGTCTGCTATAGCAACATCATCAGTGCTACCAAAGCCTGTCAAGTCATCTATTTGTGTTTTAAAGTCAGCCATTATCCTTGCCCTCTATTTCTTTTTTTATAATATTTACTACTCATTTTATTTCCGTATTTTGTATTATTGCTTTTTCCTTGTCTGGTTTTCTTCTTACCGTTAGTATGTCTTTTAACCTGCGGTCTTAGTCCTCTCACTTCTTAATCCTATCTATGTATGTTTGTAAGTAATCAGCTTCTTTTTTTCTTCTTGTTCCATATCTATCACCAAAGTCTCTTAGCTCTTCTACAATTTCCTCATACCTTGCAACTTTACCTGGATTTTTTGATACTAAATCTAAAAGACCTACAAAGGCAGGAGTCTCTGGGTCATATGCTTCTGTATCTGGGTCATCAATCATAAAGCTTGGACCATACTGATAACCAATAGAACCTACTACCGTTTGTAACTCTGGCGGTAAATCTGCTAAATCCATACCAAAAGTTTTTTCAAAATTAGACCTAAGTGTTTGTGTTGTTTTTCCTTTTATAAAAGCATTTAAGGCATCTGATTCTTCTTGTGTGATTGTTAATTCATTATCTTGTTCATACTTAAAAGCTTCCATCCCTTGTAATCCATAGTATTCGTCAAACCTATCTAATAATTCTTGGTTTTCAAATCCTGCAAAATATTCTCTATTTTTATTTCCTAAGTCTACTCCTGTTCCTACAGTGACTCCAGACTTAGAACCTTCTGGGTCAGGTACATTTGCTTCTAAAACATTCCCTTCTAACCCACCAATAAAACCATAATCTATTTGTAATTCTTTAGGGGTATCCATTCCTGGTATCATAAAATCTTTTGGAGTATCATCAAACAAATCTTTTGCAGATGGCATAGCATCTAATTGTTTTTGTTTGTCTCTATACTCTTCAGCTGTCATAGCACCATTCAATAATCTATTCTCATCACTTAACATTTGAGCATATATCTTTTTTACTATGTCATTCATTTTCTATACCTTGCTGTTTTCTTTGCTATCTTTTTTGGTTGTCTCACAAATTGTTTACCTTTTTTATTTCCTTTTGCTTTGGCTTTATTTGTAGCTTCTTTCTCTGCTGGTGTCAATGCCTTCCAAGCTGCGTCTGGTAGGTATCTACGTATGCCCTTGCTTGGCTTACCGCTGGAAGTTCTCCACTTTTGTCTTGTCCATTCTTTAAGACTTTGTTGGGATTTTTTCAAAGGCACTATCTGTATCCTCCACCTTTAGCTTTGTATTGTTTAGCTAACATCTGTGCTTTTCTAGCACTCCATTGTCCAGGTCTACCGCCTTTACTTCCTGCCTTTATCTTTTTAAAAAGATTTTTACGCATTGTAGGCTTTGTGTAGTTACCTGCTGCATTTACTTTGGATTTACTTTTTTTTTTAACTGGCATTACTTCTTATATCTTTTATTTTTTACTACTTTCTTTTTCATTTTAGGCTTTACAACTTTTTTCTTTTTCTTCATACCGTACATATTGTATTCCCTTCTGTTAGATTTTATGGTTTTACTTTTTATCATTTCCAAATATCATTGTGTCCATTTTCTTGGCACGTTCTTGTTCATTTTTCTTATTAGTTCTTTCAATGTGTTTATCCATACTCATTGTACCAAAATCTATTTGGTCAGTTCTTATTGCTTTTGCCATTGGAGTATCTCTTAATACAAACTGTGTGCTCCACTTAGGAGGCTGTGCACGTTTGCCACAAGAAGGACAGTTAAACATTCCCTCTGGATTAGGTTTGCTACAATGTTGACAATTCATCTATTAAGTATATAAAATTATGTATGCCACTCTAGTCGCATCTAATTTTACTGCATCAGTTGAAATAATTGTTTGTGTGCCACTATCTAAAGAATTAACAAATGTTTTAATATCATTTGCTAATGAACCAGATTCATCGTCTGCTTTCACACTTAAATCGTTTATAATAACTTTTACATTTGCGTTATATACTGCCATTTTAATCTCCAATTAATAAATTAAATTTTTAGGATTTCGGGGTTGAACCTTTATACGAACAACCCCACAGTATCCAAGACTGTTAATCCTTACGGATTAGTTTATGATATAGTGATATGTGCTACATCGTGTGCTACAGCTTTTGCAAAGTAATTAATACCATTACAAAAGATTTCTACTGTGTCACCTAATTGTGCACCACTAATAAATACGATTTCATCAACTGCTGATTCTGCAGAACTACCTGCTGAACCATCTGCTCCAACTGACATACCAACGATGGTATCTTCAGCTGTGTTGTTTGCAATAGTAACTGCATTTGCAGCAACTGTTGATAAAACGAATTTAGCATTCCAACCAGCGCCTGCTGTAGCTGCTAAAGGTAAAGTAATCTCGTAGGCAGAAGCCTGATTAACTCCGAATACTTTTCCTGAATCAGCTGCAGTTAAAGTTCTAGCTGCACTAATTTCTTCGTATTTTAGTTTTAAGTCACTAACACCACTGTTAACTTCTAAATATGATGCTCTAGCCATTTTACACTCCTTCTATGTTAATTAAGTAATGTGATTCTGGTAGACATACTTCAAGACCTGCTTCAGTAAGAATCATATCTTTTCTTAGGTCTTCATCTGCACTTTGTACATTTGTCATAACCTGAGTATCACGATTGATTCCGTTACCAACTAATGGTCTGTAGTATAGTTTGCTCATATCAGCCATACACATTAAACCAGATGAATGACCTCTAAATAGTGGCTCTTTTACTAAGTAAACAGAACCGTGAACAGTGTTAATCTCCATTAACTGGTGACCGAACTGTCCTGATAGTTCATCCATATTGATTTGATATTGTGAGTTTACAGTTGCGTTGTCTGCGAATCCACCATTACCCATCTTGTTAAAGAATGTGATTGCAGGAAGAGAAGCTAATGCTAATCTTTCATTTGAACCACCTCTTGCAGGGTCAAACAATACTTCAAAGTCTGCTAACAATCTGTCATATGTAAGTTCAGATTGAGCTGCAGTTCTAAAGTATGCTTTACCTGATGAGTAAGATAAGTTAGAATCGTCAGAAACAACTGTGCTGTTTTTGATAATATGTCCAACAAGACCTTCAGAATACTGGATTCCTTGGTTATCTCTTGCTTTTTGATTGAAAAGAAATGCTCTTTCCATATCGATTTTGTGCTCTCTCATTTTTTGAGCTAACACTCTTTCAAACTCGTTAGAGACTCCTCTTAACTGAGTTGCATATGCAGTGTTTGAAATCTCAGCTGCTGTTTTGAAAATCTGGGTGTACCCATAATTATCTTCCATTGAGTCTGAGAAAACGTCTGGTGAACCAGTACCTTCTCCATATGCTGTACCAATGATTTGACATCTTTTATTATCTAAAAGTTTGTCTGCATTGGTTGCTGTTGATGATACAGAAATAACTTTACCTGTGAAGGTTGTGTCACTTGCATTCTGAACAGGTGCATCTTCTACTCTTACAACAATATTTGAATATGTTGCGTCAGCAGCTGTGTCACCTAATGTTCTTACAGCAAATACCATACCTTTAACAAGGAAGTCTACTGCTCCACCTTCTGGGGTGTCTACAGTAAAACTTACTGTATCGTTTGCAACTTGTACTGCACTACTATCTTGGTTACCTTTTAGCAAGAACTCTCTACTTGTATAATTAATTTTTGTTCTGTCTTCTAAATAACGGAACAATGAATCATCAGTAGGAAGTTTAGCTGTCTTGCTTAGATATACAAAGAATGGTGATTCCTCAGGTGCTAATTCAGCGATTCTGTCTGAGAAATTATATAATCTTCTTCTATCTGGAGCAACACCGTAATCAGCAGATGTAGTAGCAGAAGTCAAGTTTGTTGATTTGATTTGTCCGCTTATTGCCATTTTACTATTCTCCTAGTATGTTTATCGTTTGATTCCTCTACCAATACTACCAGAAGTTGCTGCACTCATTATAGTATCCCACATAGAATCTTGTTCATTCTTTGTTGGAACACTTCCACCTTGTAATACACCAGCTGTTCTTGCTTGATTACTTGTGTCAGGCTTTTGAATTACAGGTTCTTTATAATCACCTTTATTCATTTTAAATAGCCTAACTAAGTTATCAAGAGGAACATTGTCTTTTGGTTGTTGGGCGAACTGCATAAATTCTTGCACTTCGTTTTTACTCATACCAAAATCTCTTTCTAGTTTATCAACTGTTTTTGTAATGAATTGCTTTTGCTCTTGTCCTCTCATAGCATTGTTTACCGCATTATTTATTCTAGCTTCTTCCTCTTTCACACGAAATTGGTATGATGGAGAGCCAGGTTTATTGTACGCATCCCACGGATTGAACTCGTCTTCACTTAACTGTAATGCTTCAGTTTTCTTTTCCTCACCAGTATTACCGACAATACTATCTCTTAAAGTCTCTACTAAATCAGGTCTCTGCTCTAGTAGGTTTACAAGTGGTTTGTATTGGTCCATATGCTTTTTATCTGCTTCAGCTTTGTCATACATAGACTGAAACTTCTTTGCTTCTTTTTGCCAATCCATTGCTTCTTGTCCTTCTAAAGTACCTTCTTGTTGAGACTCAGCTTGAACCGTATCCATAGATTCTACAGCTTGAGTATCGGTTGTTGATGTTTCATTATTCATTTTAACTCCTTCGATGTCTAGTTCTCTTGCTGAGCAGAACCACGTTTGACTTCAGCCTCTACGACTTTCAGCTCTCCACGTAATTTCTCGAGTTCTAGCAACACCTTATCGTTTAGTTTATTTTTATTTATACGCCTATCGGCAGTGGCGTTAGATTCTATATCACGTAAACGAGTCTTAAATTTCTCAACTTCAGTTCGTTTTCTATCAGATATAGATTCTCTTGTAGCCGTTTGCAGGTCTCCCTGTAAATTCTTTATTGTTTCTGACATACTTGCCATTTGTTGCTCCATTGCTTGTCTTTGATTCATACGACTTAAAATACCTTCTTTATCAAAGATGTCTGGGTTTTTCTTTAATACTTCTACTTGGTCTACTAATCCCATTTGGAATGCTTCCATATATACAGCTAACTCAGCATACTTGCTTGTAGGTAAAGTAGAACCTGATTCAATACCAACATCGTGCTGTTCTAAATTGTGTTTATCTTTCTTCAAATCAAACACAACTCTTGTTTTATCTGTATATATTTGAGCCATTTGCTCTGTAATATCATTATTAGGTTGTACCAATCTCATTAATTTTTGCACGTCATAATGTGTTTTAGCATAGTTATACATTACCTTACCTAATCTTTTGATGCTAAATTCTACATCTCTAAGTTTAGATTTAGGTCTTTCACTACCTAATGCTATAATTCTTTCAGTTCCTCTTGCAGTCTGTGGTTGGTCTCCAACTCCTTGCATTATCTCTGGAATACCAAAGATGAAGTTTATATAGAACTCACATTGCTGTATCAATCTATAAAACTCTCCTGTCAAAGGTTGTGGTGCTGGATAGTGTGGCTCACCTTGTGATGAGTCTACTTCAATAACTGCATTTGGATTTGCCCAATCTTTTTCTAATTGTGAAACATCTTCTACACTTCCAAGCGGAACCATAAGTTTTAAACCAGCAGAAGCTTGGGCGTGAGATAGTGCTAATGACCATAGCTTATTTAGCAAACGTTGCATTGGTCTTGCTCTGGAGACATCAGAACGAGGATAAGGGGTTTGAGTCCAAACGTTTGCAATAGGCACTATTGGGTATACATCAGTGTTTAAAATAGTTTCATACAACACTACCTCACCTATACTTGCAATAACTTTAATTCTATTTTGATAGACTTGTATTATATCTACCTTACCCTCTTCAACTAATTTTTTATTTTGTTCTAAAAATATTCTGAAGTCTGCTTCATCTACAATAAACTCTTTACCATTTTGATTATCCATCAAACGATAAAAAGGAACTTTAACTTTTGTAAATCTTTCTAAGATTTGAAAGCGTTTATAGTTTTGTTCTGTGTATCCTCTTACCGTATCAGGAGTATATGTGTTTAAAGAGTTTTTATTGATGTTGTCAGGGTAGTCCTGTTCGTTAGAGTAAGTAGATATACTCTCAATCAGTGGGTCTATCTCTTCTCCTGTTTCTGGGTCTACGCTTGAACCAAGCTCTGGATACAAATTCAATACCTGTGTCTCTGTAAGTATTGTAGATAAGATGATGTTATCTGCATCTGTAAAAAATCTATCTCTGGATGAAGCTGGGACATACACTCTGAATGGGTCAAGGTATGAAAACTTTACATCCCCCTTACCAAAGTCAGAGTCATAGTCAATGTAAGCATATAAAAATCCAAGCCCAACTACACAGTAATCGTGTATCGCTTGTTTTACCTGTGCGTCTCCTTCTGAGTTCTGCCAGGCAAATCCCATTACCTCTCTCCAAAGATAGGCTAATGATGTGTCTGAATCCTCTCTAGGTACCACTGTAAACACTGGTGGTCTAGATGTCAGCATACTTTTTAATCTTTCAACAGCAGGAGATATTCTATCCATAGGAACATCTGCCTGGTTTCTCGCTGATAATTCGTGCGATTCTGTTTCTGTGAAATGATTTCCTAAATAAAAATCTAAATCTTGTCTAGCATCTGTCTCCCAAGCCTTCCTATCATTCTTATATCTGTCAAATAGTTCTCTGTTGGTTAATGCTCTTTTATCATATTCCATATATTTTCCTAGAAAAAGATGTAATTTGTCGTGTTAGAATTTACAAATTTTGATGAAGTTTCGGCAAGAACTATCAGTCAATACTACCTGTTATCCAGTTATAAACCTTGTTTTTCTTTATATTAACTTGTTTTTCTAACTTATCTTTAAAATTTTTAGCATCTATCGCAGTGCTACTTGGAGCTTTTGCAAAGTAATCTGCATAGTATAACGCATCCATAAGGTCATCATTCTTTGGTTTTGGATGTTCAAACAACTCATCTACTATTTCAGTCATATGTTTTTTGATATATAACTTCTTTGAATTTACTATAGGACCAAGTGTTGTTTCTAGTCTATCTTCTTTCTTGATACCATATGGAGGTTTTACTCCCTTAAATATACCAGGCATTAATCTTTTGTCAGCCACAGATATTCTACTAGTCATATCTCTTACCATTTCTTGTGCAGCTACTGTTTCAATACTCACTCTTCTAACTGGTGAATACTTCTTTGCCATCTTCACAATCTCTTCAGCCATATCAAACGCTGGTATCTTTTCTCTAAAGTAATCAAGAATATATCTGTTTTTATTTGCATCAATGCCCATAACCATAATCACTTGATAGTCTGATGTCTTTGTTGCGGTAGCAGCAAGGTCTACTCCAATATATACATTGATTGGTATAGCCTCATTGTTATCTACTAAATAACAAAACCTATTACGTACTTCAAACCTATGATTGTAGTATTGTAATCTATCTACCTTGAATGCAGCAGATGCAGAGTCTCTTGCATCATTCATATATTCTTGAGCAAACTTGTTTACCAGTCCTGCTTCAATAAATTCTTTTCTTTTATTTTCTAATTTAGATAAAGGGAACTGGTCTTTCCATAATGGCTTTCCATCTTCAACAGCTCTATGAAAGGTTAAGTCCCAAGGATAATCTCTATTATTATTTTTTGCTTCATTCCATCCATCTACAATGTTTTGCAAGAATGCGTCATAGTGTACAATCGTACCAGTTAGCCATATCCAACCTTCATTGCCTGGCGTTTCTTCAAGCGACGGGAATACAGTAGACACAATCCACTTCTTTAACTCTGCTCTTCTATCTGGAGTCTTGGTATTTAACTCTGATTCAAAGTCATCAAGAATAATACCAGTATATCTTACACCTACTTCTGCTCTACCACGAAGTCTCTGTGCAGAACCTTTTGCTATAATTCTATCTCCTTTAGGAGTTACAATATCTTTTTCAGTCCATCGCTTACCTACAGAACCACCATCCATATTACCAAAGTAGTAACGAATGATTTCATTTTCTTCAAAGTGATGTCGTATATATTTCAAATGGTCTACAGACTGACCTTGTTCTTCTGATACCCAAGCTACAAAGTTTTGTTTGTCTTCTTGGGCAAATAAAAACTTGTGCATAATTGCAGCTTTAGATAAAATACTTTTACCCATACCACGAGGAATCACATTGCAAATACGTGCTCCTGGTTTATGTTGAATTAGTTTTTTGGCTAAGTCGTGGTGGAACTGAGGGCTTTCAGATTTGTGTAAGAAGTCTTGAGGCAAGAATACACGCCCAAAAAAGATTAGGTCTTTGTAAGCTTTAGCTAATATCTCATCTCTACCAGATAGTTCTGAAGCAGACGGGATTATATTAATCTTCTTGTTCTCCACTTTCAATTTGCTTTACTCCGCTTAGTTGTAATATTTCATCTTTACTAAATCCAGTAAAGGCTTGACCAAGTAAAAGCTGCTCTGATTTCTTTTCTTTTGGATACATACTTTGTATCTTCATAAAGTTTTCTAAGGCTCTTAGCTTGACAGCGTCAGATGTATCTGGGTTATCAACAATGTCTCTGGCTTTTTCCAAAGTCCATTTCTTATCAACACCAATATCGGTTAGTAGTTCTTCTATTTCTTTTTCCACTTCTTCTTTTATCCTAGTTTGTTTCAACAGCATAGATGATTTAACAGATGCTGTATCTTTATTATTTGTTTCAAAGCATTCTAAGTATGCTTGAACAGGAACTTCGCCGTGTGCTATCATCTTCACAAAACGAATCTCTCTCCAAGACAAAGGCTTTTCTTCAATGTTGGTTCTCTTTTTAAAAGAGTTGTAATCTTTTTTAGGGTTGCCTTCTAACTTACCAGAACCAAAGCAAGGACCAAGCAAGGTAATGAAGTAATCATCCATAGCCTTAATGGTAGTATTCTTCATTGTCTTACGTCTGAGTATCTGTGTGACCTTACCGTCATCTGTCAATACCCAATCATTTGGCTGTCCTTCTCTCCAATCCTTTACTAATTCAGCATCAGGAAATGATTCTCTGAACTCTTCCTCATTATTAAACACATAACGAGGAACACCTTTGATAACTCTTCTATGCATTAGCCTTCAACAACATTACCCCATACCACGCACTTGCCCTTGACTATCTCAATGACTTCTACTTGGAAGTTCCCATTTGGGAAAAAGGTAATGATACTGAATGCGTGATTCCAATTATGTAATCGCCCACGTAACCATTTGTTTTTTTCTCGAGACATATCCTTAAGACATCCAATCCCCCAAGCTCCAATGGTTCCTGCATCTAATTTAGTCAAGGTATGTCGTTGAATATCGTGAGTATGTCCGTACATAATGTTAGCTCCATATGTCTCGAGATGTTTTTTAGCGTGATAGGTAGTAGCATAGGTACCGTGAATAAAATTAATCTTTCCTAGTTTTAAAGGAACATTGTATTCATAGTATTTATACCCTCTCTCTTTTAATCTACACGCAATCGGAAATGTGTATTCAGTCATATAGGGATACTTCTCAACAAAATTATCCAACCAGAGTTCGTGATTTCCTTGAAGCATATACTTCTCAGTTACCTTGTGCTTTTTTAATTCGTAATCAATAATATCTAAACCAGCATTGACATCTGCGATGTCTTGCTCACAATGCGGTATCTGATATTCTAAGGAAGGAAGTTTCTTTCCTTTGTATTTCCAAGCTGAAAAGTTATGCCACTCTCCCACATCACCTATATTAACATAGATGTCTGGCTTGACAATCTTGATTGCTTGTAATGCACAAGACAATGCTTTCTCATCGTGCAACGGAAAGTGCACGTCAGGAAAGACGATTGCTCTTTTAAGCTTTAATTTTTTTGCCATCTTCACTTATTGCACTTCCCCATATATTATCCTGCCCTACTAGTTCAGGTGTTTCCATCATTTCCACTACCTGAAATAATTCAATGAGGCGTTCTAATACATAGGGTTCTTCTGCAAATATCTCAGCATCACGTAATCGTTCGACTAAAAACTTCATACGTTCTATGCTTTCGTTAAGTTCCATTTATTTTTTATCTTTCTTCTCTTTAGGTTCGTCTGTTGTTTCAAGACCTTTTAATGCTGCAAAGGCACCACGTACCTGCTCTAAAGCGGTTGCTACCTCATTTAATCGAGAAACCAACTGCTCTCTTTCCTTCAACAAGTCATCAAACTGTTGTTGGTATTGTTGTATTTGTGTTTTTACTTTATCTTTCATAATGTAGATGTCTCCTTATGTTTGTTCAAACTTACAATCTTTTGTCAAGTGTTTACAATAAATATCTACGTAAACTCTCAAAAAGAGATAAAAATTAAAAAAAGTAAAAATAGTATTAGGAAAATAACAAAAAATACCTTATCTTAAAGAACCTTCTTTGAGGTTGTTGTATTAGGGTATTACCCTATTAGGGTACCCATATTAGGGTATCCCTATTCGGGTAACCTACTTAGGGTACCCAACACACACACTACGTATTAGGGTACCCAAATATTAGGGTACCCTAATGCTGGAAAAATTCCCAAAAAAAATTAGCCGATTTTGTGTGAGCTCGTTTTATTACACATACCCCCCGCCCGAAAGCAAGGTTGAAAATTTGGAATTAGGTTGAAATTTTGAAAACCCCAACCCAACCAATGATAATTAAAATGTAAAGTTTACAAATACTATTCTATCACCTTTTAAAAATCTTTCTCTTCCCGTACTCCAATTAGTAATTGAATATGTCTTAGTTGCTTTGTCATAATGATTACGCACCCACACTTGATTTTCTTTCGGTTCTTCTATTTCTTTTAATGTTATCCAACCATTTTCTTTTACATCTTTAATTGTAGTTATATTTTCCATTTTATTGTTTCCTATATTTATTAATATTGTATTCATACTATATATATGACAAGAGGGGGTAAAAGTTCCCACATATTATAGGTTTATTTCAACCCCCAACTTATCCACAAGTTATTAACAAATTATAATGTTTTCAGTATATTTGTTATCAAGGTTGAGCCATT